CCGCCTTGCGGTCCAGCATCGAGATGCGGTCTTCCTGGGTCTTCATCTTGGCCTCGATCTTGTCCTGAAAGGTCTTGAGGTCGCGGATCAGGTTGGTCACCTCCGCCTTGGCCTCCAGCGCGGCGCCGGCGGCCGACACGTGAACGTCGCTCATGCTTGAAACTCCTTGAAAGAATTCGGCTTCTTCAATTGTGCGCCGGTCAGCCCAGCGCGCTCCGCGCCGCGCGCAGCGCGGCCGCCAGCGCCCGCGCGGCGGTCTCGTCGGCGTCCTCGTCGCCGGGCGTGACCGCACGCGCGGCGTGCAGCATGGGAAATGTCACCAGCGACACCTCCCACAGGTCCACCTCCAGCAGCCGCCGGCCCCCGCCCGAGGCCTTCTCGGCCCGGATCACGCGGTATCCGATCGACAGCCCGTCCACCGCGCCGGCCTTCAGCAGCGCCGCCGCCTCGGCCCCGCGGCGCACCTCGGTCAGCAGCCGGCCCGAGACGTAGAGCCCCCGGCCGTCCTCGCGCAGGCTCTCCCACACGCCGATCGGCTGGGCCGGGTCGTGCTGCCACAGCAGCTTCACCCCCCGGTTCCGCCGCTCCAGCGACCCCGCGAAGGCGCCCGGGGCCACGATGTCGCCGCCGTCGTCGCGCATGTCGAACAGGCTGGCGTAGCCCTCTATACGGCCCTCCTGCGCGGCGGCGGCCTCGTCGATGGCGATGAACTTGGTTTCGAGCCGAACGGCCGGCTCGCCCCCGCCATGAATCATGATGGAACTCCCACACGCGCGCCGCTCAGGAGCGGCGCTTGCTTCGGTTGGCGAGGCTGGTCACGGCCGCGACGCGCGCCTGCATGGCGCGCAGCCGCCGCTCCAGCATCGCCAGCTGCAGCGCCCGGCGGGCCTCGGCGGTCGCCGGGCTCTCCACCACCACGCGGTTGACCGGGGGCGTCAGCCTGCGCCCTCGCGGGGCGGCAGGCCCAGCATCCGCCGCTTTTCCTCCTCGGTCAGAAAATCGGCCGTCGCGATCCGTCGCCATTGCGCTTCCCTTTCTCCCGCCAGCGCGGAAACCTGATCGAGGTCGGGCTCGACCCGCGCCGCGCCGCCCCAACGCCACCCTAGCCACCCCGTCAGGGCGGCTGCGGTCCGGCGGACGAGCGGCGCGACCGCCTGCCGGAAGAAGGCCCGGTTGGCCTCCTGGTAATTCGCGTAGGTGTTGTCGCCGGGCAGGCCCAGCAGCATGGGCGGCACGCCGAAGGCGAGCGCGATCTCGCGCGCCGCAGCGTTGCGCGTCTCCAGGAACTCCATCTCGCTGGGGCTGAAGCCCATGGGCTTCCAGTCCAGCCCGCCCTCCAGCAGCATCGGCCGGCCGGCGTTGCGGGCGCCCTGGTGGTTGGCCTCCAGCTCCTCGACCACGCGGCGGTACTGCTCGTCGGTCAGCGTGCCGGCGCCGTCTGGCCCGCGATAGACCACCGCGCCCGAGGGGCGCGCGGCGTTGTCCAGCAGCGCCTTCACCCACTTGCTGGCCGCATTGTGCACGTCGACGCTGGCGGCCGCGGCTTCCAGCGGCGACATGCCGTAATGGTCGTCCAGCGGGTGGAACGCCTGCAGGTGCAGGATCGGCGGCGCGTCGCGCGTCTGGTCGAACCGGTGCGCGCGGTTTCCCACCCGGTATTCGTAGCCCTCGGGCCAGCCGTCCGGGCCGGGGATCACCCGCATCCGGTCGGGGCGCAGGGCGTGCAGCTCGGTCGGCGCCCGGCCGTCCGGCGTGCCCGAGGCTTCCAGATACGCGTTGCCCGCCAGCTGCAGGTGGCCGTAGACCGACTCCAGCAGCGCCGCGCCGTCCTGGCCCGGATTGGGCCGGTCCAGCAGCGTCATCAGCGGATGGGCGTCCAGCGTCCGCCCGCCTTCGGTGAACCGCAGCGGGATCGCCGCGGCGGCCTCGGCGATCATGCGCACGCAGCGGAACCCCACCACGTTGCCCGCATACCCCGCTCGCGTCAGCGAGACGGGGTCGCGCGGCGTCCAGACCGGCCGCCCCACCCCGTGCATCGCCGTGATCGCCCCCACGGCCGAGGCCTTGGCCTCGGGCGTCGGGCGCGCGTCATCGGGGCGCGCGGGGGCGGCCCGCGCGCCGAACAGTCCGAACGCCATCGGCGCCTCCGTTCAGGTGTGTTGCTTCAAAGCCGCCGCACGCGCGGGCCGGCGCCCGCGTCGCAGCGCATCAGGTCGGTCAGCGCCCAGACCAGCGCGTCCACCCGGTCGGGGCTGCGCCCCCCGGTTCCGAACGCGCACAGCTCGTCCTCGAGCAGCGGGTGCGGCCCCACGTGCCGCACCAGGCCCCGCTCGTACAGCAGCGAGACCGGCTCGGCCCGGGCGATCTTGCCCCTGGTCGCGCGCACCTGCGTCACCGGGGCGTGCGGGTCCACGCGGCGGATCAGCTCCGCCACCATCTCGCCGCCCTGGTTGACCTCGGCGACGATCCGCGCCGCCTCGTGGTCGCGCCATGCGGTCGCGACATGGGCCGCCCAGACCGCGGGGCTGATACCCTGCACCGTCCGGTCGGCCAGCACGTAGAACGCCTCGCCCGCCCGGCCAGCGACCACGATCCCGCAGGCGTCGGCGTCGGGGCCGCTGGTGGCGGGCGGGTCCACGCCCACCACCACCCGGTCCAGCGCAGGCGCGACCGTCACCCGCGCCGCCTCGATGCGCGCGCGGGTGAACAGCGCGCCCGGCGCCTCGGTCAGCAGCGCGCCGTCCAACTCCTGCCGGCCCAGCCAGGTTCCCGCGTACTTCGCCGTGATCTTCTCCAGAAAATCCCCGGCCAGGAACGGATTGGCCGCCGTCGGCGCGGCCGTGCTCACCGTGGCCGGATGCTCCAGGATCCTGCGCAGCAGCGCGCTGTCGCGGGGCGTCGTCGTCACCACCTGCCGCGGCCGCGGACCCAGCCGCAGCGCGAACTGCAGCATGTCCCAGGCCGCCTCGCCGCGCCGCCACTTGGCCAGCTCGTCGGACCAGGCCGCGTCGAACTGCGGGCCGCGCAGCGATTCGGGATCGACCGCCGAGAACAGCTTGGCCTCGGCCCGGTTGGGCCAGACCAGCATGCGCCGGCTCGACAGGAACCGCGGCTTGCGGTCGTCCGGCGTGCAGGCCATCAGCCCGCTGTCGCCGAACACCATCACGTCCCGCGCCTGCTGCCAGGTCTCGGCCACCAGCGCCACGCGGCGGGCCGACCCTTCGTCGGTCGGCGTCGGCCCCTCGACCTGCGCGCGCAGCCACTCGGCCCCCGCGCGGGTCTTGCCCGAGCCGCGCCCCCCCAGGATCACCCAAGTGGTCCAGTCGCCCTCGGGGGGAAGCTGGTGGCCCGGTCGCGCCCACACCTCGAACAGATAGGGCAGCGCCGCGACCGCGTTGGGGCTCAGCCCCTGCAGGAACCGCTCACGTTCCCCCTGCGGGAGACAGGCGAGCCAATCGCCCAGTGATCTCGCTTCGGGCGGCGTCCAGATCGATTCCCCGGCGCGGCGCCCCGGCCGCGTCTCCGGTCCGCTTCTTGAGGAGTTGCGCTTCAAGGTCGAGCACCGTCAAAACTGATTTCTGGTGAATGCGGATCAGGTCCATTTCGGCCCTCCCCAACGGCTCGGCGCTTGATCCCTGCGACTGCAACGCGATCACGATCTGCGTCAGCGTGGCCGCGATGTCCTCGTAAAGCGCGCAGGCCCGGTCGAACGCCTTCTTCGCGCGGGCCTGGGGCGGTGGAACTCTTGCCAAGACGCACCTCTCGACACTTGAACCCGGAAACAGAACGGGCCGCCCTTGGTGGGGGCGGCCCGCTTACAATTCTCGATCATGACGGACTTCTACAGCACAGCGCGCCGCAAGTCAAGCATTAAGTATTTTTTTCTTTGTATTTACAATTTATTACTGTTGCGCCCTCTGGCGCTCGATCTCCCGCCACGCCGCCACGTTGCGGTTGTGCTCGGCCAGCGTGCGGGCGAAGGCGTGTCCGCCGGTTCCGTCCGCCACGAAGAACAGCATGTCGCTCTCGTCCGGCAGCGCGGCCGCCACCAGCGAATCGGCCCCCGGATTGGCGATCGGCGTCGCGGGCAGGCCGTCGATGGCGTAGGTGTTCCACGGCGTCGCCCGGTCGATCTCGCTGCGCCGCAGCCCCCGGCCCAGCGGCCCCTTCCCCTCGGTGATGCCGTAGATGATCGTCGGGTCGGACTGAAGGCGCATGCCGCGCTCCAGACGGTTGTGGAACACCGAGGCGACCAGCCCCCGCTCGCTCGGGACCGCCGTCTCCTTCTCGATCACCGAAGCCAGGATCAGAAGCTCCTCCGGGCTCTCCAGCAGCAGCCCCTCGCGGCGCGATTCCCACGCCTGCGCCAGCCGCCGCTCCTGCAGCGCCGTCATGCGCCCGATCACCTCGG